ATGAAGAACCATTAATTCTTAAATCTGTATACCCTGAAGTGCCGTTAAATGTTAAATTAGTTTCTGCTTCTAATGTATTTGCTGTACCACTACCAGTTATAATCCTGTTATCAGCGTTGTTGTTAATAGTTGTGCTGGTTACGCCTGTTAAGTTAGATCCATCACCATAAAATGCTGTAGCAGTTACATTGCCTGTTACAGTTACACCTGTTGAGGTGGTGGCTATTTTTGGGTTGTTATCATGGTATAAAGTAGCTGCACCATTCTTGGTGAATACAGCCATATCATCGCCATTATTTGTTCTAATTGTTGTATTACCATTAGATTCAAGTCTTAATTCATTGCTTGTATAACTTTTTATATAATTTATAGAATTAGGTTGATCATGGAAAATCTGTAAATCAGAACTTGCTCCAAAGATGACTTTTTCGTTATCGCCAACAGTCAAACCATCAGCAGTTATAGCACCACTAGAGATAGTTCCAACAGTTATATTAGGCGTACCTGATAAACCTATTGCAGTTATGCCAAGTGCATTAATTTCAGATTGAGTTTGGTCTGTAGTAGCACCTGATTCTATGCCATCTAATTTACTTCCATCAGTTGCTATATCTCTACCATCAACTGTTCCTGTAACGCCTATGTTTCCTGTTACATTGACTGGATGTGAAAAATTAAAACTATCATTGCTTGTATTCCAAGTTAAAGTAGCATCATTACCAGCACTTACAGCATCTTGAATAGTAATACCTGCTCCATTAGCTGAAGCAGAAGAATCGCCTGATGAATAATTAATAGTTATGTTGTTATCTTCAACATTAAGATTTGCTGTATCAATAGTTGTAGTAGTTCCTTGAACTGTAAGATCACCACTGACTATTAAGTTATTAGAAAATGTATGATTGCCTGAAATGGTAGATGCAAGATTTAAAGTAACTGAACCTGCTGTACCACCACCAGTTAAATTAGTTCCAGCATTAACAGCAGTAATGTCACCTTCGCCTGTATCAGAAGCATCACCATTACTAATATAAAAAGATACACCTGATATATTTAATGAGCGTGCTGCTGTACTGGTGATACTATTAGCACCAAAAGTTGAGCCACCTGTTCCATCTATTTCTATAAAGAAGTAATGGTCTGTACCACTTTCTGAACCAGCATATGAAGCTGTACTTGATATAGTAAAATCAAAATTATCATCAATAGCATCTCCGCTTTGATTTAAAGTTACCCATTCATAAAAAGTAAAACCTGTTTCAGTTTCTACTATTTCTTCTATTTCATATTGATTAGCTGTAGGTGTGCCAGTATCAATTCTGTCTACACCAGCAGTCCAGCTACTTCCTAGAGTAGCTAATTCATTTGCACTACTTAAATCAGCATTTGTTGAGTGCATTAGCCTCATTCTTACATTAGTAGGTATTCTGCTTTTTGCATAAGAAGATGAGTTAGGACTCCATCCAACCATATAAGCTGATTTAATAGCTTTAACAGTTATGTTTTGTGTTGATGTTAATGTTATTTTTTGTGCTTCAGTATTGCTAGCTAAAGGCACTGTATAGTCTGATATTGCTGTACCTAAGTCTGCTGCAATTTCTGAGAAAGCATTATTAGTAAAACCTGTATCCGCATCAAAGATTTTTGTTACGCCATCACTTAAAAATAAATCAAGTTTAAATATCTCAACTGTACCATCTGATTTAATTCTAAAAGGTGCTTCAGTTGGTGTATCTGAACCTGCTGTTAATGTATATAAAGCATTAGAACTAGCATCAATTTTTACAGTTCTAGTTGAAGAACCTGAACTAAATGATTGGTTACTTTTTATTGTTCCTGAAAGTGTTGCTGATTGTGCTGTTAATGAACCTGCAAGATTGACACTAAATGGTGCGTCTGCAAAAGCATTAGCTCCAAGATGTATACCATCTGCTGTAGATAAGGATATCTTTGATGTACCTGTTCCAGCAGTTAAAGAAGTTTGACCTAAAGTATAACCACCAACTACACCTGAAGTAGCTGATATAACACCTGAAGAAGATACAGTAAATGCACCTGAACCTAAATTTATAGATGATGAAGAACCATTAATGGTAATTCCTGAACTATTAATAGTTACATCCCCACCACTTATAGTTACATCAGCAGCGTTTAAAGTACCTGTATCAATGTCACCAGCACTTATAGAACCAAACACACCTGATGCTGAGGTTAAAGTGTTTGCTTTTATTTGGTCTGCTGTAATAGTGCCATCAACAATTAATTCACCATCTATGTAATTTGTAATTACCGCAAAAGCAGTGCCATTATGTTTATAAGCAACTTGAGCATTAGTATCAGTTCTAACAACAACAACAATATCATTTTCTTTAGGATCTCTGCCAAAAGCTGTATTAAATTCTGAATCTGTAGGTGCTGTTGTTGAGTTAGCTCTTTCGTACCTTAAAGTTGATGGAAATATTGCACTATCACCAAGATTGCCAGCACCAATTGTTCCAACAGTAAGATCTCCGCCAGTATAAGTTACAGTAGTGCCATCTATGTTTGTTAAAGTAAGCGTTCCTGTTATCGTGGCACTTGTTGCAGTAACATCGCCTGCAAGATTAACTTTAAAAGGTGCATCCGCAAAAGTATTATCTCCTAAATGTATACCATCTACTGTAGATAAGGATATTCTAGATGCTTCATTGCCTGCTGTTAAAGAAGTTTCACCAATTGTAAAACCACCGATAGAACCTGTTATTGCACTTATCTCACCTGCTATATCTAAATCACTACCATCAAACTTTAAATAATTAGTGCTTGTACCAATATTAAATTTAGGCGTACCACCATCATTACCTAACCAAAAACCTGTAGCTGTTGATGTGTAACCAGTTTTAGTTTGCCTAACAGCCATACCTGATTCTTGACCAAGATTAAGTTCACCAGTATTTATTTTTGCAGCACTTAATGTGTCTATCTTTACATTAGTTACAGAACCATCTTGTAAATCATCTGTAGCTGTTGGTGCATCTCCAACATTAAAAGTTTTTGTTTCTGCATCTGATTCAACACCTAAAGAATTAAGAGCTGTAATGCTTGCAACATAACCATTAGCTTTTGGTATAAAACTTAGATCAACATTATTTATATCTACTATTTTATTTAATACTTGATTACTAGAACTATCTACAACATTAACTCTCCACTGATGATAAGGATAATCAGTTGGTAAATCCCAACTTAAAAAAGGTCTATTAGTTGCACTAGCATCAGTATCAGTGAATGTAATGTTTGTTGGTTTCTTTACATTATATGCAGAAGGTATATCAGATAATTCTTCAAAATCTTCTTGCGGTGGAACTTCCCATGTATAAACATCAAAGTATTCTATTAAGCTAACTGCAACCAAACCATTAGACTGCAATTCTAGTGCTTCAACCCTACAAACTTTTCCTGAAAATCCTAATGGTGTATAAGTGAGAGTAACAATATCTCCAACATTAAGTTTATACATCTCAGGAGTACCCAAGAACTGCATAGTTGTTTGGTTTCTGCTTCTAGTAAGAATTGCCTTACCCATGTTGTAAGCAATATAAGGATCAGTTACATAAGGAAACTCAGCTTTAATTTCTAGTATTTCACCATCATCTGAATAATATTCAGGAGATGCATTGTGTAAAACTGTTGCTGTATCTAATTCGTATTTTTTATTTGCATTAAAATATTCAATGATAACTTTGTTTGCTTTTTTATCTTTATTACCATAATCAACTGATATGCCTTGATCTTCAATAATATGGTCATCTGTAATGCTAAATGTAGATGATCCTGTATCTTCTATTGATAATTCATATTTACCATCAATATAAAGAAATATACCTCGCATATTTGCCAGTAATTCTTTTGCATTTTCCATGACAGTCTTATTACCATCAACATAACCATTACAATGAAATCTTCTAACTTTTGCTAAAGCAGAACCATCTGTTTGATTAGAATATGTGCTAGTTAAAGTATCATTAAAATAAATTAATAATCTAACACCCTGATTAGGATAATGTGTCCTTTCAACAGCAGTAATTTGAACTCCATCTAAAACTAAGGTGCTGTCAGAGGTGGTTAGATAAAATGCTTCACCTACTTTGTTTTGCCACCATCGTAATCCACCTGAACCTGAAGGATCAACCACAATAAAGTTATCACCTGATGTACCACTCCAAACAAAAGTTTTAGCTACACCATTGTAATAAGGTTGATTAACTAGAGCATCTGCTTTATTAGCAGCAGTAGTAAATGTTGATAAATTAAGTTGCGATGATGTTAAACCCTTACCAAATTCATCATTCAGAATAAAATCTTGGAATATAATTGCTGGGTTATCTGAATATTCATAAGTAGAAACATCTGCTATTCTCTGACTACCACTTCCACCATTTGTACTATCTTTTCTTTGGTCATATACCTTCTTACCTCTAACCTGAACTGTAATTTGTGGAACACCTGAAAATTGTCCTTTAGAATCATAAATAAATGATGCAGCTATATAAGCTACTCCATTTAATTGATGTGATGTAGTCCAGCTACTTCCAATAGATGCTCTAAGCATAGGATCTGCTGATTGTGATGCTGCACCATGATGTGCATTAAATACATATCTATAACCACCTGCTGCTGGGTTTGTACCAAAAGTACCACCAGCTAAATTTACTGAACCTGAAGTTTGGTTTGCTGTACATAATGATCCTGCACCTGAACTAATTTTATCTGAGCCTAAATAACCACCATTTCTAAATTGATTAGGATCAGTTAAAGGATT